TTATAACGTCACTCCGCCTTTTAGTGGATTCAGAGCGACGGCATTTTGCAGATAGTCAGGCGCAAGGTGCGCATAGGCCATCGTCTGCTGAATGCTCGCATGTCCCAGAATCTGTTGCAGTGCGATTATATTGCCCCCATTCATCATGAAATGGCTTGCGAATGTATGCCGCAGGATGTGGGTTGCCTGATTGGGTGGTATATCAGGTTTCACTCTGCGTAAAATCCCGCAAAATTTCTCATAATCAACTTTGAATAATTTGGCGCTGGCCTCCTCTTTAACTTTTTTCTCCAGTTCCTCAGAAATCGGCACGGTTCGCTTTTTACCGTTTTTGGTTTTCAGGAAGGTAACCCTGCAATTTGTAATCTGTGCTGGTTTTAGCGTGGCAACTTCCGTCCATCTTCCTCCAGTGCTCAGACATAAAAGCGCGACAAGTAAGTCATCACCAGCCAAAACATTTAACAGTTTTTCGATTTCTGCTTTTTCCAGGAACGTCATTTCAGGGTTGGCCTCCGCCAGTGGCGGCAGTCCGTGAATTGGGTGTTGCCCGGAAAATTCATCCAATTGAATTAATTTTGTGAACATGCCGGATAATCTGTACATGTCACGGTTTATCGTTGAGGCACTGATACCATCACGTAGTCGCATGGAACGATAATCCATCAAAGCCCTTTTGCTCATCCTGCTCACTGATATATCACCTATGCCGCTGATGGTTTTGAGTAGATGATTAAACTCTTTTGTTCCATGCTCGTGGTTTTGCCCGTGATATTTCCACCAGATGTCCAGCAACTCACTCAAAGTCCGGCGGTCTGCTCGCTGGCCTCCCCATTCTTTCTGACTGGCATTGGCGATTGTGTATCGCTCAAATGCTAGTGCTTCAGCTTTTCTTTCGAATTTCCTGCGGATGCGTTTTCCGTCGCGACCGCGAGGTCTAATGTCCACTTCATAGCGACCATCATCGAGCTTCTTAATTGCCATAAGAAAGCCCTCCGGCGCTGTATTCACCATCTTGGTAGCAAATGGTGAAAATGTAATCTTTATATAGAGTTAGCCAATCCTTTTCGCGGAGTGGTTGGACTCTGTTGACTCTGGCCCAATGTGCGCGAGAGCCGGTGCGATTTGTCCTGCGTCCGGCGCGGTTTTATCTGTCATAAGCCATAGAGCATATTTTTGGAATGTGGGATGCATAGTGATTTTTAGCAAAGCTGTGCCACCGGGTTCAAAGTTTCCTCCTTCATATTTTTTAAGTGTGCTTAGCGGTAACTCTATGATTTCACAGAATTTTGATTGGCTTAGCCCTTCAGCCTCACGCAAGGCCTTAATCTTTTCGCTTAATTTCATTTGACATGGTGCCTATATAGGGACTAAATTCCCTCAAAACTGGAACCTATATAGGTTCCATTGATTTGAGAATAAACCAGCGTCTAAACGGTTTTGAGTGGTTTAGAAAGGGCTGGATCCTATGAGGGTACCATATATGGACGCTGAAAATTATGTGATTCAGTATCCGCTTGATGCGGTTCATGTGGATAAATTTGCTGATTTATTAGGGAAGCCAAAGACAGCCGTCAGTGAAATGGTGAAGGCAAATAAATTACCAATTATTGAATTGCGTGATCCTTGCAAACCGAAGGCTCGTGCCGGTGAAAAATGGGTTTTCATTCCTGAGTTTAATCGCGCTGTACGTGAGGCGTTTTATAACCGACCGGTTGAACAGCGTGATGCATGGCTTTTGTGGATGGGGTTGTGATTATGAATGAGCCGCGTTGTATTGCTCAGTTATTGCGTAACGAAAGCCCCAGGGCGATTGACTTCACCATCACCCACGGGAAGGGGCGCAAGGGAATCATTATCCGCACCAAAAAACAGAGTCCGTTAAAAAAGGCTCTGACCTTTCTGAAAAGCCGGAGGGCCTGGAAATGACAGTGATGACGCTCAATCTCGTTGAAAAACAGCCAGCAGCTATGCGCCGGATAATTGGTAAGCATCTTGCCGTTCCTCGCTGGCAGGATACATGTGATTATTATAATCAGATGATGGAGCGCGAACGGCTAACAGTTTGCTTTCATGCGCAGTTAAAACAACGTCACGCAACGATGCGTTTTGAAGAAATGAACGACGTCGAACGTGAACGGCTGGTTTGTGCAATTGATGAATTGCGTGGGGCATTCTCAAAACGCCGTCAGGTTGGCGCAAGTGAGTATGCATATATTAGTTTTTTAACAGCCAGTCAGCGTCGTACTTTATTTATGCATGCCGGATTGACTGAAAAAGAATTCAACCAGCCATACTGGCGAATTAATGAAGAGTCATGTTACTGGCGTGATGCTTTATTTCGTGCATTACGTGAATTATTCAGCCTGTTTGAGTATGCACCGACAATTCTGACGTCGGTAAAACCAGAGCAATATCTGCATTAAGTAATTAACCAGAGTTTTTAACGCACTTAATCGTGCGGGGCTTCTTTTTGCCTGGAGAAAGTTATGCATACAGTTTCTGAAAATCAGTGCGGTATATACGCATTACTGCTGCAACAGGCCAGAACCGAAGCACAGGCCGACGCTGCGACGCGCTTTTCTTCTCATCTTGATGCCATGATTCGCCACATCACAAAGGCGGAGTTATCCCGCGTGGAGATAGTCGAGCTGCTCAGTCAGGAGTCGGAAAAATTTCACAATATCGGATTGTCTCGCGGGGAGGTGCTTTGATGTCCTGTTCTCGTTCAATTGTATTACTGAATAACGCCTTAAAAATCGCCGTTATGGAAAATGGTGATTTGTCTCTTATTCAACTTGGTCTTGATAAAGAAAAACGCGAAATAACTGAGTCTGTTATCGCGATTTATCAGAACGAATTAAACCTCCTGTCTGATGTGGTCAATTTACTTGTTAAACGCGCTGTGTTTCACAAGCAAATCTCCTCCGTGGATGAACTGACGAAATTAACGGCAGAAATCGCCAGCTATTGCGCTGATGAATTTAAAAACCTTAACGACAAAAGGAACTGGTAATGCCGGACAACGTAGATTTTATTCAGGAACAACAGGCTGAATTACTGGAGCGCCAGATTAACGCGGCAAGGGTAAAACATTGCGGTGCTTCTGCGCTGGTTTGCGAAGAGTGTGACGCGCCAATACCTGCTGCCCGTCGTGCGGCTTATCCGTCAGCCACGCGTTGTGTTTCCTGTCAGTCAGTCTTTGAAGCAAAAAACAAACATTACCGGAGAACGGCATGAGTATTCGTATTGAAATTGGCGAACGTTATGTCGTTACCAGTGACAGCTTTCAGTTTATTCTCCACGAGAAAAAGAGAGCGGAAAGCGGTAAAAACGCCGGTCAGGAATGGCTGGCGGTGGTTGGTTATTACCCGAAATTAAGCCAGCTCGTTTCCGGCCTGATGCATCACGATATTCTGACCGGAAGCGCAAAATCTTTTGCCGATTTAAACGCGCAGGTTGAGCAACTCAGCAAGCGTTGTTCAAAGGCTTTTGGCTCACATGGCCGTTAAAGCCTCCGGGCGTTTTGTCCCTCCGTCAGCATTTGCCGCAGGCACCGGTGAGACGTTTACCGGTGCTTATGCATGGAACGCGCCACGCGAGGCTGTCGGGCGCGAAAGACCTCTTACACGTGACGAGATGCGTCAGGTGCAAGGTGTTTTATCCACGATTAACCGCCTGCCTTATTTTTTGCGCTCGCTGTTTACTTCACGCTATGACTACATCCGGCGCAATAAAAGCCCGGTGCACGGGTTTTATTTCCTCACATCCACTTTTCAGCGTCGTTTATGGCCGCGCATTGAGCGTGTGAATCAGCGCCATGAAATGAACACCGACGCGTCGTTGCTGTTTCTGGCAGAGCGTGACCATTATGCGCGTTTGCCTGGAATGAATGACAAGGAGCTGAAAAAGTTTGCCGCCCGTATCTCATCACAGCTTTTCATGATGTATGAGGAACTCTGCGATGCCTGGGTGGATGCGCATGGCGAGAAAGAATCGCTGTTTACGGATGAGGCACAGGCTCACCTGTATGGTCATGTTGCTGGCGCTGCACGAGCTTTCAATATTTCCCCTCTCTACTGGAAAAAATACCGTAAAGGGCAGATGACCACGAGGCAGGCATATTCTGCCATTGCCCGTCTGTTTAACGATGAGTGGTGGATTAGTCAGCTTAAAGGCCAGCGTATGCGCTGGCATGAGGCGTTACTGATTGCTGTCGGGGAGGTCAATAAAGACCGTTCTCCTTATGCCAGTAAACATGCCATTCGCGATGTGCGTGCACGCCGCCAGGCAAATCTGGAATTTCTTAAATCGTGTGATCTCGAAAACAGGGAAACCGGCGAGCGCATCGACCTTATCAGTAAGGTGATGGGCAGTATTTCTAATCCTGAAATTCGCCGGATGGAGCTGATGAACACCATTGCCGGTATTGAGCGTTACGCCGCAGCAGAGGGTGATGTGGGGATGTTTATCACGCTGACCGCGCCGTCAAAGTATCACCCGACACGTCAGGTTGGAAAAGGCGAAAGTAAAACCGTCCAGCTAAATCACGGCTGGAACGATGAGGCATTTAATCCAAAGGATGCGCAGCGTTATCTCTGCCGTATCTGGAGCCTGATGCGCACGGCATTCAAGGATAATGATTTACAGGTCTACGGTTTGCGTGTCGTCGAGCCACACCAAGACGGAACGCCGCACTGGCATATGATGCTTTTTTGTAATCCGCGCCAGCGTAACCAGATTATCGAAATCATGCGTCGCTATGCGCTCAAAGAGGATGGCGACGAAAGAGGAGCCGCGCGAAACCGTTTTCAGGCAAACACCTTAATCGGGGCGGTGCTGCGGGGTATATCGCGAAATACATCTCAAAAAACATCGACGGCTATGCACTGGATGGTCAGCTCGATAACGATACCGGCAGACCTCTGAAAGATACTGCCGCGGCTGTTACTGCATGGGCGTCAACGTGGCGCATCCCGCAATTTAAAACGGTTGGTCTGCCGACAATGGGGGCTTACCGTGAACTACGCAAATTGCCTCGCGGCGTCAGCATTGCTGATGAGTTTGACGAACGCGTCGAGGCTGCACGCGCTGCCGCAGACAGTGGCGATTTTGCGTTGTATATCAGTGCGCAGGGTGGGGCAAATGTCCCGCGCGATTGTCAGACTGTCAGGGTCGCCCGTAGTCCGTCGGATGAAGTTAACGAGTACGAGGAAGAAGTCGAGAGAGTGGTCGGCATTTACGCGCCGCATCTCGGCGCGCGTCATATTCATATCACCAGAACGACGGACTGGCGCATTGTTCCGAAAGTGCCGGTCGTTGAGCCTTTGACTTTAAAAAGCGGCATCGCCGCGCCTCGGAGTCCTGTCAATAACTGTGGAATGCTCACCGGTGGTGATACTTCGTTACCGGCTCCCACACCTTCTGAGCACGCCGCAGCAGTGCTTAATCTGGTTGATGACGGAGTTATCGAATGGAATGAGCCGGAGGTCGTGAGGGCGCTCAGGGGTGCATTAAAACACGGCCTGAGAACACCTAATCGTCAGCAAAGAAACGGAAGCCCGTTAAAACAGCATGAAATAGCGCCATCGGCCAGACTGACCCGGTCGGAACGAATGCAAATCACCTGTATCCGTGTTGACCTTGCTCAGAACGGTATCAGGCCGCAGCGATGGGAGCTTGAGGCGCTGGCGCGTGGCGCGACCGTAAATTATGACGGGAAAAAATTCACGTATCCGGTCGCTGATGAGTGGCCGGGATTCTCAACGGTAATGGAGTGGATATAATGGCAAAAATTCACGAGATCTTAGATAGTTTCGTACTGTATATATTTAGTTGTTACTTGCAGTTTGGTATTGTTTGCCATGGTTGTTTGTTAAGTGCTTTAAAGGTGAGGAATGAGCGAGTTCGATGTTTTTTCTATTTCAGTTGATGATTTTAAAAAAAGTGAGTACGCCAGTATATTGTTACCACCAAGAAGCCATTCTTATTTTGAAATGGAATCTTATTTTTTTCAGTTGTTGTCATTTTATAAGCAAAAAAAAGATGTGAGTTCTTGGAGGGTTTGCTATTTATTACGTTCGTTATTTAGTTTAAAATTTTCTAAGTCTGGTGATATTATCGACTTTGAGTCTAAAATCATTCTCTATCCTAAGCGAGGTTATAGACCTTCAGATTACAAGGATAATTATTTAACCATATTAACTTGTATTAAAGAAAATACTGACAACCCTTATATTATATCTAGGGTGTGTGATGTTTTATGGATAAATAACCGTAAGGAT